TCGCTACAGCACCTACACCAGAATGGGGTAAATAATGTTTGCTTTATGGATAAGATTTTTAACGCAAGTCAACCTCTGGTCATCCCGCAAGTTGAATGAAATTTTTGAATGGGATGTAAACGATATTGACTGGGATGATGAATGTGAGGATTGTGCATAATGGGACAGAAGCGAGCTAAGGTAATCAGTCGCGCGGCCTTTGAAAAGGCTTTTGTTGAGACAGAAATTCTCATGCGCAAGGCGCTTGGCGATTTGATTGCCAAGGAGATATTGACTGAAACAAATCCAGCCACTATTGTTGGACTGAAAAGAGCGCAAGAAATAGTGATAGGAAAGAAAGTCGATGAATCTTAAAGAGATTTGGGAACACGCGTTCCTCTCTGAGATTGGTGCAGTCGAACAACGTACTGGCACCAACCCAGTGGATTGGCGCGTCGGTGGACGTGCATCCAAAGCCAACCCTGATAAAGAAAACAAGGCTTGGTGGGATGAGAACGGCCTTAAGATGTTCGAGAATTTTGTTACATCTTTTAAGAACAACAATTGGAAAGTCTGGACTGCTCCAGATGGCAAGCCAGGTATTGAATTAGGCTTTGATCTACACTTTGGCGATGTGCGCATTAAGGCATACGCCGACTTGGTACTCATCAATAAGGATGGGTCGCTGACTGTAGTAGATCTAAAGACTGGCGCGTACACTCCAGACTCTGCCATGCAGCTGGGTGTGTATGCATCCTGTATCGAAATGCAGTATGGTATTCGTCCCCAGCATGGGGCGTATTACAAGGCTCGTGATGCGATGCTTGAACCAAGCCCAGGTCTAGAACTGTGGACCATACCTGTCCTTACCGAGCTTTTTGCTCAGTTTGAGCGGGGTATTCAGGCCGAAATTTTTTTACCCAATTTAAATATAATGTGCGGTTCGTGTGGCGTTAAGGATTATTGCTATGCATATGGTGGTAACCTTGCCCATACCGTTGACCCATTAGCGCAAATCAAATAAGTTTACATAACAAACATACAAACAAAGGAGAAAAAATGGCAGCACCAGAAGAGACAAAGTTCCAAGTGAACTTTAAGTTGTCCAATGGCAACTTGATCAACCTATATGCAGCAACCGCGCACGAGCTTGAAGGTCAACTTCAATCTCTCAGCGATCTAGCACAACTCATCCTTTCAACAGGTGGCGTGCTTGAGAACAATGCAAATATTGCATATGCAGTTAAATCACTTGGCGCAACTGTTATCGATGAGCCAGTGTGGGCTGCAAAGGCAGCACCAGCTGCTAGCGCACCAGCAGGATCTGCACCAGCATGTCTACATGGACCAATGGTTCTTAAGCCAGCTGGCGTATCTAAGTCAACAGGCAAGCCTTACAACGCTTTCTACGCGTGCCCAAGTAATGACCGCGCTACCCAATGTAAAGCACAGTCTGCATAAATAGATGCTATCGCTGTCTCAGGCAGCAGTAAAGTCAAGTTATGACCATGCAATTCTGCCCGACCTATTCCCCACATTACAAAATGAGGGGATTAGGTTCAGGCGTGGTCAACTAACAATGATTGCTGGCGCACCCAATGCTGGTAAGTCATTGCTAGGTCTGCACTTTGCTGTTCATATGCAAGTACCAACGCTGTATATCAGTGCTGATACTGACGCTTATACGACTGCGATAAGAGCTGCTGCCATGATTAGTGGCCATAGAGTATCTACTGTTGAAGAAGGATTTGCTACCGAAGAAGGCGCAGCATTCTACGCCCAACAACTGGCAGGCATTAAACATCTTCAATTTGACTTTGCTCCATCCCCCACTCTTGATGAAATTGATTTATCTATACAGGCCTATGCTGAAGCATACGGCGAATACCCTCATTTGCTTATTGTTGATAACGCTATGAACGTAGTGTCTATGCATGAAAACGAATGGTCTGGTCTTCGTGAAATTGCCAAAGCCATGCACCATATAGCTAGAGAGACTGATGCAGCAGTATTCTTGCTACACCACACCAGTGAAGGTGAAGGTCAGCCAGATATGCCGCCTAGTCGTAAATCCATCCAGGGCAAGATCAGTCAATTGCCTGAAATGATTATTACCGTTGCTTTACTTCCTTGGACTGGCGAATTTAGAATCGCCGCCGTAAAGAATCGGTTTGCAAAGAACAGTGCCAGTGGTAGACAATATGTATCATTGTGGACTGACGCGTCACGAATGTCGATCTGGAACTACAAACAAACGCCGACTACAAGTTGGAGTGATGAGGATGACGATGAGTAGTTATGGCAAACGTAAAGGTTCTAAGTTCGAAACAGATGTTCTTGGGTGGTTAAGGGGAAGACTACCCAAGGCAATGACAGAAAGGCTTGCCCTTGCGGGGGCTAATGACGAGGGGGATTTAGTCTTAATCGTCGCGGGCAAGCCCTATGTCTTAGAGCTAAAGGCTAGAACCAAGCTCGATCTTCCACAATTTTGGCGTGAGGCTGTAGTCGAAGCGCAGAATTACGCAAAGGCACGCAACCTTGACACAGTGCCACCATCATATGTCATTGTTAAGCGTCGCAGCGCAGGCATTGAAGATGCTTGGGTTATCCAGACATTAGATCAGTGGGCAAACATTCATGACTAGCAAACCCGATCTTGGCGCGGTGCTTGAAGCATACGGATTACATGTCCAAGAGCGTTATGGTTGGGTTGCTTGCAAGTGTGTAGTGCATGATGATAGCCACGCAAGCGCAGCTTATAACCTCGACAAGCAGGTATATAACTGTCTAGTTTGTCAGTTGCTAGGTGATGTATATGACCTAGTATCTCGCAAAGAGAATATTAAGGAGTTTAAAGATGTTAAACGCAGAGCAGAAAGCCTTGCTAACGGAAGCAGCAAAACGCTACGCGGACAACATAAGTCCCCAGGCTCAGTCCTACCTACAGGATCGCGGCATAAGCCCGCAAGTGGCAAGTACTTACCTTCTTGGAAGCGTCGTGGAGCCTAGTGTTGGGCATGAGCATGCTGTGGGTATGCTTAGTATTCCTTATTGCACTCCTTCTGGAGTGGTTGGAATAAAGTTCCGCAGATTAGATGATGGCACGCCAAAGTATTTATGGCCTACTGGTCAGAAGATAGGGTTATTTAATGTCAAAGATTTACACAAAGAATCGGACACAATTGCCATCTGCGAAGGCGAGCTTGACACAATTGTTCTTTCTGGTTGCGTTGGCCTTCCTAGCGTGGGCGTGGCTGGTGTTAGCCAGTGGAAAGCGCACTTTCCTAAACTTTTTGAACCGTATAACAAAGTCTTAATCTTTGCGGATAACGACGTGAAGGAAGATGGTCGTAATCCAGGACAAGAATTGGCAAAGCGAATCAAAGAGGATTTGCCAGCTGCCATCGTGGTGGGTCTGCCAGGTAACGAGGACGTGAATGATCTGTTCTTGAACCATGGAGCAGAATGGTTTTATGATAGAATTTCTGCATGACAACCATAGCAGCCATCGAAGGCCCAGACTGGGTTATGATCGGAGCAGACTCGCAATCGTCTGACTCGGATGGCTTTGCTATCAACATTCCTAACGGAAAAGTATTTAAAAATACTAACATTGTATTTGCGCTAGCTGGTTCAGTGCGGGGCATTAACATCCTTGAGCATGACTTTATCCCACCTGCAATCAACTCTAAAGATATTGACAAGTATGTCACTCGGCAATTAGTCCCTGCTATACGCAGGGCTTTTGTCGATGGTGGCTATGAATTTAGCAAGGCTGAGTCTGCTGTTGAGCAAGACAACATCATGATCGTTGTGATCAAGGGTAGAGTTTATAGGCTCAACGAAGATTACTCATGGGAACGCACCATTGACAATATCTACACCGCAGGCAGCGGGGAACGCTTTGCCTTGGGCGCTATCGCAGCACTGGCTGGTGGCTCACTGGTTGACGATCATGTCAAAGCCCGCAAGATCATCACCAAAGCCTTGCAAATAGCCAGCAAGTACGATGCTTTTACTGGTGGCAAGATCACAACCACTCTCATTCAGGAAAGCAAATGAGCGAATACAACCCAACATTTCAAGGCGGACCTTTTGATGGTGGGCGTGTAGCCCTGGCTTATTGGGTACTCGACACGATTGAAGTACCATATGAGTATCTTGATACAAATGTCGTATATGTGGTGTATGATATAGATGACAAAACCAAGGATTATATTTACAAAGGCCAACGCGTAATTCCGAAGGGAAGACCAAATGAGCGAGAGAGTGCAAGTGATCAAGAGTGATGGCAAAGACTTTGCATCTTCAATGTGGGAAGTGTATGACGGGGCGGGTAATCTCTTGCTTAAGAAGCACAAAGATTACGGACCCAAGAACATCGCCCAAGCTCCTGGCGGTCCACTTAATGGCTTACGTGTGCGCATGTGGGACAAGTTGGCACGCATCAATCACCTCACGGACAGTGGGGCAACACCAGAAAACGAATCTCTCAGAGACAGTTTCTTAGATCTACTCAACTATAGCGCTATTGCTTTGATGGTGCTGGATGGGACATGGCCTAAAGAGTGAAAACTATAGTGGTCGTTAGCGATCTACAAGCACCATATCATGATGTAGGTGCAACGACAGCTTTAGCAGCATTTATTAAAGCATACAAACCAGACGAGGTGGTGAGTGTAGGAGATGAAATTGACTTTCCGCAAATCAGCAGGTGGGAGCAAGGCGGTCCAGGAGAGTGGACTTATGACATTGGCAAGCACAGAGATATTACTGTACGCCTACTTGAGTCTCTTAAAATCAAGCATATCTCAAGGTCAAACCACAGTGATCGACTATACAATAAAATCAAACACTCAGCCCCAGGCTTTCTTGGCTTGCCTGAACTTGAGATTGAAAAGTTCCTCAAACTTGATCAACTTGGAATTGAATATCACAAGCAACCCTACGAGTTGGCACCAAATTGGATACTTGTTCACGGGGACGAAGGAAACGTTCAACCTACTGCTGGATCTACTGCTCTCGGACTTGCAAAGCGGGCTGGTGCAAGCGTCGTCTGCGGACATACGCACAGGATGGGTTTAACCCACTGGACACAATCGTGGGGTGGCAAATCTAAGACAGTGTGGGGCTTAGAAGTTGGTCATTTAATGAATCTTAAGCATGCTCGCTATATTAAGGCGGGCTTATTTACTTGGCAGCAAGGCTTTGGCATATTGCATGTTGAAGGCAATACAGTCATGCCGCAACTTGTGCCAATTGTTAATAAATCATTTACAGTGGATGGCAAGCTATGGCAGTGGTAGAAGTAAAGCTCAGCGTAGCTGATGTCACTTATGCAACCATCGAAGCGGTGGAGCGTTACAACTTTAATCGTGACAATGGCGCAGATGTTGGCAAGGTAAGCAAGACATGGCCAGAGGCTATTGCTCGTGACATATGCGGTGTGATCGCAGAACTAGCCATGGGTAGATGGCTTGATAAGTTTCCATTCTCGCTCTTTGAAGATCGCAAAGATGGCGACGTTGGTCATTACGAAGTGCGATCAACTGCTTATCCATATGGCAAGTTACTGCTACAACCAGATGACAATAAGAATCGTAGATACTTTCTTGTTACTGTCGACGGTCACTATAAAGCCAGTATTCTAGGTTGGATTTGGGGCTGGGAAGGCATACAAGATCACTTCTGGGATGAGAAAATGCCAGTGCCATGCTACGCAGTTCCGCAGAACTTACTCCACGATCCAGAGGAATTAGATTGACTTGGTTAGATGAAGCACAAGAAATTGCCCATACAGTCGCTCGGCAAGTGCACCGTAAATACAACACTTACTTTGATGCAAGTGATGTCAAGAATGAACTTATCGTGTGGGTGCTGCGCCGCGAGACGAAGGTCAAAGAGTGGCTTGAGCATGATAAAGATACTGAAGATTATCGGACTGGTGTGCGCATGCTTGCCAAAACTTTGCAACGCCATGCTGAGAAGTATTGTCGCAGAGCTAAAGCGCAAGCGGCGGGCTATGAAGTAAGAGATGAATTTTTTTACTCAGCAGAGATGCTAGAACAACTACTGCCATTTGCCTGGAGAGATGTTGTGCCTACCAGTAACCCAACGGGTGAAAAGGTTGGTGGTGGTGGCAATCCCGCTGAAGGCGGTAACTACATCATCTCACTCTTTGATGTACGCAAGGCTAAAGATAAGCTAGAACCAGATGATCAGTTGCTTTTGCATATGAAATATGTTGAAGCAATGACCTATGAACAAATCTCTGAGTCACTGGCTATCTCTCGCTCATCATCAGAGCGCAAAGTTAAGGCCGCGCTTCGCAGAATTACCCGCGAACTTGGCGGGGAAGATCCATGGACAAGAAAGAAAGTAGAAGACTGATGGCTACCTATGAATATCGTTGCCAGATCTGCAATATCGAAATGGATGTTGAGCGATCAATGTTTGAAGAGGCTATCGATCCGCAGTGTTGCGGTATTGCAATGCGCCGCACCTATTCCAGCCCAACTGTAAAGTTTAATGGGTCTGGCTTTTATTCCACCGACAATGCCAACCCAAGGAGTTAACATGCCATCAACAATCACAGTGGTAGATGAGTCGAAGACTCTTGGCACAAAGTTGCCTGCTATCACACAAGCGCTTAATATCTTTTCTAAGCAAGTAACGACAGCGTGGGGTTTACCACCTCAACCAGTAGTCATGGGCAGTGCCCGCGGTAATGGCACATGGAATGTCTGCTTTGTCCCGCAGTTTCCTAACCCTTCACTTGCTAATGTAGCCTACGGCTACCATGAACTTGATAGCAATAACAATCCTATTGCCTATATCAGAGTCAATGCTTATGGCTCACGTAATCCATACGGCACATATATCAAGCCACTAACAATCCTTGGTAAGCAGATCACTAAGGCGTTTTATACACCTGGTATTGCAGCTGTAGCCATGCATGAACTTGCTGAAATGCTCGTTGACCCGCAGATCAACGCGTATAAGTTGGCACCAGATGGAAAGCAATGGCTATGCGAGATATGCGATCACACTGTAGGTAACTATCTCATTTCGCCAGATGGCTACAACGCCAACATCATCGCTCCAGACTTTACCTGGCCAGCCTTTTACAATGTCAATAGTCCTGCACCATATTCACAGATGAATGTGCCTACAAAGCCATTTACTTTGGTACGCGGAGCGTATGGCTACTATAAGAATGGCAATAGTTATACGCCACTTACGGCTACATCAGAGCTATTAGATAAAGAATAAGCCCCGCGGATAGGAACGCGAGGCTTATCGTTATGCGTGGATAGGATCACGCACCGTCGCAATTATACCATAGTCATCGTCCGCTATGCGCGAGCAATGCTTTTCGTAGTCCTTGCGAAGTTGATTGACAGTGTTGTATGGCCCAATGGCAATAGCAACCTTCACACTTGGATGTACAACGACGGCCATGTACTGCTCACGCTTGGCGGTTAATTCCTCAACCAGCTCCCAAACGCGCTTAGCCATATCCTCGCTTGACTCTGCATCCTCTTCAAGCAAAGCAGCCATCTTTTTAATTTCACTTGGCTTAGCTTTCATGCTAACTCCTTTTCGATAATTTTAATAAGAGGGCACGGCCAAACAACTACATCTGGCTCACCGTTGTAAGAAGTTTGACATGAGACACAAAACGACATTTCTTTACTTAAAGGTTTGTGTAATTTCACTACTGCGCGAAGGGCAAGCCAGGGAGCATTAGCCCATCGATGTTTATTACATTCAGGTTCGCAAACTTCTATCTCATCATTAATAAGTGCTAGCAATTCATCGTGTGTCATCAGTAGCCACCTAAGCAGTTCTTAGACTTGGTATGCCGACGATACTGCAAGGCGTACATGGTCTTAGTCGGGGCAAATAGTTCTACCTTGCAAGCACCACAGGTGCCATACCATTCATCAGCTTCAATATCGTAAGTCATTTAGTTAGTTTCCCCATCCAATACTTACACGCATCGACATTTTCGTGCAGTGTGAGATAGCCATAGATCTGGCGGTTATCGAGATATTGTGGCACATTATTCTTGCGCCAATTGCGAGCCACTCGGACATATTCATAGTCATTTGTGCCATCAAAATAGTCTGTCTTGCCTAGCACCTTATGATCAACCAGGTAGGTACAGTGAACCAGATCAACTTCTTTAATGCCACGCACTATGCCATTGAGCAGAGCAAAATACTTGTCACTATTTTGAAAGTAGCCAGTAGCTGTTACTGGGTGATGATAGTTGCTGTAGCCAGCATGATCTTCTTCACCTTCTGCCACCGCATAGCGCAAAATAGGCGCAATAACGGGTCTATTAGCCTCTACCAGCGTGCGTAAAGTATCGGGTAGTAGGAAGTTGTCCACATCGCAGACAAAGTAGTGTGCACCCATATCTTTAGCATCTTGAATACCTTCCTGGCGTAGCTTGGCGAGCACATCAAAGCGTTCAGCGTTCCATTCATGTACGCCAAAGCGTTGAACCTGCTCTGATACATCCTCGTCGTTGAACCAGGTAGCCCGCCATTGAAAGAGACGAGCGTCAGACTCATAGCCTTGTGCAGCGCGAATAGGCTGCTCATGTATCCATTCATCGATGATCGCTGCTGTATCGTCATTATTGTTATTTGTTCTGAAGCTGAGAATGATCTTATCGCGTGGGTAGTCCAGATTATCTAGGTTTTGTTCTAGCCAGTATGGCAATACTTTGGCCTTATCCTTTGCCAGTACGTGAAAGTACACCAGTGGTAGCTCGTGATCATGCATCTTTAACCCACTTATACATGCTGTAGTGAGCAATACGGCGGATAGTTTCCTGGCTTACGCCATAACGTTTAGCCAGTTCGATCACGTTTACTGCTGTTGACCCGCCACCTGATGGCGTACTCGCAACCTTGTATTCTCGGCGAATTGTGCGTACATCATTTTCTGTAATCATTAGTACCAACCTATCTTTTTCTCGTGTATGAGCGCGCTGCACGCGCTGTTATTCCAGTGGAGTTTGATATACAGCAAACCCCATCTAATTTGCGTCTGGTAATCATATTTATAATCTCTACCAAACTGCGCCATCTTGTTCGCAGGGAGCGCTTGCGGTATTCCCCGCGACCCCGATTGCGAATTGACAGCTTTATAGTTCCAGTGACTTTCCATAGTCCACAATTTCACAAGACAACTCCACTGCTTAGCGTTGCCACCTTGGCGCATATATAAGACATGAGCAAATGGCTTTGCTGGCGTGAGATGATCGTTTGCGGCCTTTGATGGCCCATTGTTACACCATAGTGTGACAACTGTTAAGCAGATAAATCCTGCTGTAATACGTCTCTGTCGTTTCGTCTGTCTAAGAAGTTTAACGTTGATGATTTTGGCCTTTCCTTTGGTGCTATCCGTACTGGGATTACTCCCATGCGGGTAGCTTGATGCCTAATTTGACCGAATAGGGGATTTTTATCAAGCACGTGAGGAGTTTGCCCCACAGCTGCTCGACGTTCGGTAGGTAGAGTGCTGGCATATATTCCATAGTCTATTGTAGTTGTGTCGCTCATGGCATATTCCAGACATGACTGGTCGGCAAAGAGCGGACATTCTTGGCAGATCTGCATAGCCAAAACGGCGTTAGCCAGGGTTTGGCGGTTATGCTCAACCACTTCGGGAGACTTAACGCGTGATGACTGCGGATCTGGGAACCACCACTCAG